GAGCTGTCGATTCCCGTGCTCGGCAGAAAGCCGGTGAGGGGAATGAACTTCTTCGACTTGTAGAGCGAATTCAGGAACTTGCGCGAGGCGACGGCGCGGGTGATATCGAGGCCGTAGCGATCCTTCATGACCTGGATATCGGAAATGATATCGTTGATCGGATCGTGGTCGATGCCCGAGTAATCGCCATCGTTGGAACGCGGCGCGATTGCCTGCTGATCGTCGGGACGCTCGTAGTCCGCGATGAAATTCAGGCTGCCATCGTCGTAGATGATCTTTCCGGTAGAAAGCGCCGAAAGGATCAACCATTCGATTCGGTTGTCGATACGACGACGACGTTCGGCTGCCTCGCGAGCGAGACGTCCGGCGAATCCGTCGGTGATCGACTGAATGTAGAACGGAAATGATCCACCGCGTGCGGTTTCGAGGGTTTCGAGGAAGCCCCGGTACTGCATGACGTCGGACGAGTTGTAATGATTCTTGAGCGCCCAGTCTACGACGCTTGCGCGTCCCTCACCGGGTGCGAACTCGTCGGTCTGCCAGAGTTCGGACTCCGCGTCCTCCGAGCGCGCAGGCGCGAGGCCGGAACCGGCACCCTTCGCGTACTGGAAAATCACGTCGTCGGTCGGAACCTCCATCCAGGGCGCGAATTGGAGGCCGATGTGGTTCTCGGGCGGCTCCAACGCGCGGATCATTCCGACGTTGACCTCTTCGGCAATGATCCGATCCTGTGGCAGCGGCAGCGCGTAATTCGCGTTGTCGGGGAAGGACGGGTTCGGCGGCATGAACGTGAAGTTCGATGCCGGACGCGCGGTGGAATTGATCTGCCCCCGCGCACTGCCGGAGAGGGTTACTGGTGTTGGTGCATTCATCTGTTCCAGCTCCTCTTAGTGGAAGGTGTACGCGGTGCGCTCGGTTTTGAAAACCGCTGTCGCATCCTCGTCTTCGATGGGGACGCGCTTGCCGTCGGCAGCGCGCTTGAAAGTCCACGCCTTGACGACGGAGGCTTCGTAGACGGCAGCAATGTTGACGTCACGAACGTTGGCGCGCCACGGAACATACGTGTCCGAGAAACCGACGAAATTGTCGAGCGTTCCTCGGCCGTCCGTTGCGCCCTCCTGGTGGGGACCAACGCTACCGGCGAATTCACCGGACGTGATCTTGCACAGCATTTCGCCGCGCTGCAGCACTCGTCGGCCGGGGTAACCGTTGATGGTCTCCTCGGGAATCGACTTGTGCGCCAACGTCACACTGCGTTGCTTGAGCCCCTTGGTGGAGCGCAAGAATGTATTGGGACCGAACGAATCGGTGTCATCCCCTGGACCCTTGGTGAACATGAATTGCCTCTCTTACTTCGCTGCGAGGAATGCGTCGAGGTCGAAATCCTTGTCGGCCTGAACGAGCGCCTTGTATTCCGCAGTGCGCTTGATCTTGTCTGCGGAAATCCGTGCACGATGCAGGCCGCGAATGACGCCCTTGTGTCGCGCGAATTCTTCGACCTGAGGCTCCTGACCCGAATTCGCATTCGCGTCCGTGCCGACGGGAGTCTGGCTGCCGTGGTTCTGCAGAATCGCCTGCGGCGCTGCGTTACTGAACGTTCCCGACCACGCCGTGAACTGTGCGGCGTCGAGACCGGCTGCGAACGCGTTGAATGCGTCGATCTGGTCGGCACCGATCTTGTTCTCGGCCGCGAGGCCCTTGACGAAATCCTCGCGCTGAGTCTTGAGAGTGTTCGCCTGGAACTCGGTCAGAGCCTTGTTCGCGGTTTCGAGTTCGGTGACGTGCGCCTGCACGGCAGCGAAATCGGTTGTCGCAGTGCCGTTGATCGAAAACGCGAAATTGGGCTGCGGGGTCGGAGCGCCCGAGAACTGAGCGTTGTCGTCGGCTGCCGGAGCGGGTGCCGGAGCAGTGCCGGGGCCGTTGGCGGGTGCGGGTGCCGGGGGAGTCGGCTTGGGCAATCCTGACATTTCTTCCTCCATCATAATTCCGAAATCGGACGTGGTGTTCTTGGCAAAGGAATTCAGGGATTCCACAGCCGGGATATCGACGTACGCTACCCCCATGTACGTGGGCGCGTACTCTGCCTCCGAATTGTCAACGTAGGTACCGATTTCGGAAGATCGGTTACGCCACAAGCCGGAGTTGATCTTCGCTGCGGCGTCGGCGTCGAGGATGACGTAGTCCGCAAGCAAGTACTCGAATTCGGTGTCGTGCACTGAGGAATGGCGCTTTTCGCTGCGCAATGCCGTGTGGTACCCGATGACCTCGTGAATGGGGTTCATTCCGAGAAATGACGGATGCCCCGCGCGCACGGGCACGTCCTCGAAAATACCCCGTTCGATCAAGTACTGGAAATGGCGCACCATTTCCTGAATGTGGAGCGCCTCCCACGTAGTCTGCCAGCCGGTCGAATCGCGGAACGTACCCGAGCGAAACACGGGCATGTTTTCGATTGTGAGCACCTGCTGCTCGGTGCCGTCGGCAGCCGTACCCTTGGCGAAATACGTCTTGGTGAGCCCCTGAATCGGAGCGAGCGGCGAGCGCGTGAAGAACAAGCTGCTCTTGGGCTCCGTGTGCTGCCCAGGGTCAAGAGTTGACTGAGTCATAGTGTGGCCCATCCTATTTTCGTGATGCCGCGTCCGGCAAGGTTATGCTGCCATCCTCGGTCAACAGTGCCGGAACGACGCGCGTTGGTGGAATAATCTTCGATCCCCTCGGTGTCAAGTAAATCCTGGTCACCCGCTGGCATTCGCTGCACCAGAGGTCATGCGTGCCGCCTTTGTGCAGGGTGTTCGTGATGATTCGAGCATTCTTTCGCACCCGAATGCGCAGGTACGCTGCGCCGTCGGTGTCTCGGCCGTACCTCGCTAAGAGGATTTGGCGAGAGCACCGGCAACGCAAGTCATGCTCAATTGGCTTCATCTGCCAACGCCTCCGCGAATTGCTCCTCAAGCCCCGTTTCCACAGCGGACTTGAATTCCGTTAGGTCATCCTCGATTTCAGCGAGCGAGCCAATCCATGCGTTAGCCTGCTCGTAGAAATCCTGAATGTCTACGTCGGAATTCTCGAATACTTCCTCGACCTGACGAGCGTGCCCGAGTGCAAGCGGACCTCTGTGCTTGCTGCTGCCGTGTTGCTGCGCAACACGTTCGGCCATCTTGGCTGCGATTTGCTTCGTCTTGTCGGTGCCGGTGGGCCGCTTTCCCCTCTCCGGCCGAGACTTTCGAGGATCGACTTTCTGTCCACCCTCGGGCGGGGTCTCCCCATCCTGAGGCTCGGTGACCTGCTCGATTTCCGTGAGTGTCATACCGAGTTCCTGACCCAAGTCGAAAATGTCCGGCTTGACCTGACCGTTTGAAATCATCGCAACAACCATCGCCTTGAGCGTTTCGCTGTTGACTCCGGCCACCCGCTTGAATGTGATCTTGGGGAGCTTTGCGTTGACGCCGAAATTCTGAATTGCCATCGGTGCCAGGACGTACTTGTCGATGTATTCCTTCATATCACCGGCAACGGCGTCGAGCATGATCTGATATGTCTGCATCTGCGAGACGCCGGAATTGTAACCCTCGGACGTTGACTTCATCGCAGAGATTGGGGTGAACAATGCCATCGAGATTTCTTCGTCGAGTCGGCCAAGGTGGCGCTCGAAATCTGCGCCTCGCATTTGGCTTTCGAGGTATTCGATGGTGTATTCGTAGTCGTTGCTGTTCTCGGTGCCGTCCTGAATCTTGTCGTTCGGCAGGACGACTGCCGCGCCGGAGCGGGCGAGTGACATGAGCTGCGAGAGCAATAGATTGCCCTGCACTTCCTCGCCGTTGATATTCTTCACGTCGTCGAATGGAGCGCGACCAATGGGAACCGGCTCTCCGAATCGCTCGAAATAGCGATTGGCGTAAACGTGGTTCAGGAGCGAGAAGTACCAGGGCTGGAATGCGGACTTGAGTAGCTTGCGACCGTAGTAGTCGCCATTCTCCATGAGGAGCGGGTACCAGAACGCATTCGAGGTGGGAATCTTCGGCACGCCCCTCTGGTCGATTCCGTCGAAAATCGGAATCTTGGGGACGATCACCTTTCGGCCGTCTTCGCCCTTGGGTGCAACACCGTCGACCTTTTTCCAGTGGACCTGGCATTCCTCTGGGTACAAATCCTTGACCTTAGTGATGACTTTCCGTTTGCCCTCGATATCGTTCTCCCACTGCAATGCACTAGGGGAGTAGCCAGCCCAGAAAGCCTGACTCATGGCGCGGATCAGTCGAGTCCAGATCAATTCCAGATTCCACTCGACGTGCTTTTTGACTTTCGCGCTGTCGCACTCGATCTTGTAATCGACCTGGTGAAGCATGAATGTCAGCACGGACAGGGATGAATTGATTTGGTAATGGTCACGCATGATTCGGAAGTCCGACAGACGCAGCTTCGAGGTATCGAATTGCAATACGTTGTCGCCGTTGAGCTGAGTGAATCGCTTCGCGGACCCTGCCCACGGTACTGCGATTTCTCCGACGAGTGGATCGCGGACTACCTTGCGCTTGTAATCGCGGGTGGAAATGGGAGTCCCTTTGGGACCGAAAAGAATTGGCGCGCCTTGCATCTGAGTGGCCCTTCGATTGGCTCTGCGGGGGCATCTATGCCACGACAGGGGATTGGGCCACAGTAGCCGGTCGAAGCGCTCAGGAGCGAGCACAGACACACGAAAACACCCCCGGTGCTCGGAACCGGGGGTGTTTCGTTGTCAGGGTGTGAGCCGCGAAACCCGAATGCCTGACTGCGCCGTTTCTAGGGATAGATACCGGACTGCAGGGCCAATACTACGGGTGGGCCACCCCCCTGTCAATCAGGACGTGGAGCTGTCCGAGCTGGACGTTCCGGCGTCCGTGCCGGTCGTGGTGTCGGCTGCAGCCGGAGACTCGGCGACGACGCCCGAGTCCTCGGCAACCGCGCCGTCGGTGGTGCCGCCGTCGACCAGAACGGGCGGCACGTCGACCGGAGGATCGGTCACGACGACCGGTACCTCGGGAATGGATTCGACGGGCGGGGTCGGCTCGACCGGATTCAGCGCGGACGACAGGGCCTTGGTGAGGCTGTCGAGCTGTCCGGCGCTCTCCATGATCGGAGTGAAATCGACGCCAGCGGCGGCGAGCGCACTCTGCGCGTCCTTGAGCTGCGTCTGCAGATTCTTGTTCGCGTTGACGTACTGATCCGAAATTCGGGCCAGAACCTCGACGTCTTCGGAAATGTCTGCGGCGAGCTGGTTGGCGGTTTCCTGATTGGTCATGACTGTGTCCACCTTTTTGTCGAGTGAGTCGAGCTTGTCTGGAATGCCGAGCAGTCTGCGAATGATGCTCACATGATCCCTCCTAAGTTGCGGGTGCCAGTCTACCCCTCACCTACGACATTCTTGGCCTACCTATGTCACCGAACGGCGAATCCTCAAGAGGCGGTAGACCATTGGGTCCGGTCTTCGCTCCGAGCAATCCTTCGAGTAGACGCTGGTCCTTGGATTTACCCGACAGGCTCACCGGCTGCAGCGTCCGGCCCGATTTCTCCTGCGAGACAGCGTATCCCTCGAAATTCAACTCGCCGTCACCCTTGGCACCCCTGTCGGCCTTTTTCGCGCCACGTCGGTAGACCTTATTGCCCATGAGGATATGCGTCACTGCCGCAAGGCAATCCGCAATATCCTTGGACCCGCGCGGCGGGTGGTCAATCTTGCGCCCGACGTCGGTCAGCTCCAACAGTTCCTTGCGAACGACGCACGTCTTTTCGGTATCGTCGCGCTTGAGTAGCGTCATGTACTTAGGAAATTCGATGCGCTGTTCGTTGATAGCCTCGCGCAAATCTTCGTACGGACCCTTGCTGCGGTCGACCGATGTTTCGGCAACGTTGAACTTGTACTGGCTCCGCAAAATCTGCTGACTCTCGACAGACTGGAATCCGTCGTAGCTCACGACGCCGATGCGGTATTTGTACTCGTCTCGCATTTCAACGATCTTGTCGCGGAACGATTTCAGCATGAGGTCTTCGCCGCCGCGCGGCATCATTCGCATCATCATGTCAATCACGATGTACGGTTTCCACTCGCCGTCAATGTCGACGACTTCTTTGATATATCCCATCGCCAACGCGCCAGCATCGCCGTGCGCGGCGTATCCAATGTCAACGTGCACAACGCGTTTGAGCAACCCCTCACCGAATCCAGGGTTTCCGAAATCGGGATGGAAGTCGGGCCGAAATGGGCTAGAGGTCACGGGCACAAGCAAATCGGGATGATGCTCGGCGTACCTGTCGAAGCATCCGTCCACCCGATCGGTCATGGCGATAAACGGATCTTCGACCTGCGGCGGAATTCCGGCTTGGTCGCGCAAAGCCTTGACCGGGTCTTTCTCGAACAACTTGCGGTATGCCGCAGGGATTTTCATGATGTTCGGTGAGTTGAGCTGGCTCGCCGGTCCTGGTGGCACGATCTTGCGCCGGTTGACGTCGTAATAGAACACGTCGATCTTGCCGGTTTTCGGGTCGCGGTAGCGCTCCCAGCCGTGCGATTCCCAAATGGTCATCTGCATGAAGTGGCTCGTGCAGAGCTTTTTGGTCCGCTCGGAGTCGGTAATGTCGTCGAGAAATTCCTTTTTCTTGCGTGCCATGAATCCGTCGGCCTTTTTCATCTGGCCGATAACCATGATGAGCCCACGATGGTCACCGCGAATCGGATCATCGAAGCGCGAGGAAATACGGTTTTCGATGGTGTTGTAGCCCTCTTCTGCGTAATCCTTTTCCTCGGTCACCTTGTGTGAGTCGCCCTCGTCGACAATCCCGCCCAAGATGTTGTAGCCCTCGAATGTTTTCTCCGAGCTGTTACCGGGGATGATCCAGATATCTTTCGCGAACCGGAGCTGGTTGACGCGCTTTTTGTCGTCCGCGTTGTAGGGCGCGTATTTCTCAAACCACTCGCAGTTGGCGATCTTGGCCTTGATATCGGAGAACAGCACCTCGGACGTCTGAGAACCCTTGGTAGACATGAGCATGAATGCAATACGGGTACCGGGCTGCAGGCCGAAATGTTTCTGCGGCTCGATCAGGCACGATACCCAGTGCACCATGTACGACATTGCGATGGCCGCGAACGTCGTCTTGCCGATACCGATGCCGCCCGTCATCATCGACCGGCGCACTTTGGACAGGCGCTCGGGGTCGATTTCGTCACCGAACACGTCGATGAGGGCCTTTTTCAGGCCGGGGCGCACCACCACGCGCTTGTCGAGGTTCGGGTTTTGAGCGTGGTCGAGGTTCAGGTAGCCTGGACCAAGAAATTCCAGCATCGTCGCTGGCTTGAATCTGAAATCTGGATTGTCCAGCACCCATTGAATCTTGTTGATATTGTTGGACTGTCCCCATGCGTTTGTCATTAGAAACCTAGCTCTCCGTCGATAGTGCGACCGTTCTCGATGGCCTGCATTTCGTTCGGGCCGTTGAATGTGCCGTTGAGGTACCGCTCGATAAGCTCGGCGGTGATCGAGTCACGTGGAATTCCGAGCCCTACAAGCTCCTCGCGCGCGGCGGCGGGGTCGATTTCGCGGGGAACCGGACCCTGGGGCAGGCTGTTATTGTTGATCTGCACAACCGGTTTGGTGAAACGAGGGTCGACGAGACGCAGGTATTTGTCCGCATTCTTCTGCAGTCCGTCCAGCATCTTCGTGACCTGGTCGGAATACAGCACGTGTTCACCGTTTTTACGAGCGTCCTTCTGCGCCTTTTCCTCGGCTTCGACCGCGCCTTCGACGCGCTGAGCCTGTTTGGTGAGAACGGCCTGCAGCCCCTTTAATACGTCATCGGAGTTGCGGCTGTTAAAAAAATCGGCAAGTGCCTTGCCGTCTGAATCTGGCACGGTACACACACTCCCTGGTTCGTATAAAGGGCATCGGTACTTGAGCGAGCACGAGACGCATAAAATCTTGTCTCCTGGCAGGACTGCCGAAAGCTTGGGAATCTCTCGCGGCAAAAGCTCTGTGGGTCTGTCCACGTCTTCTGGAAAAAATTCGTCCGGCAGGTACTTGACGGCGTCGTATTCCTGTTCCAGCTCCACGCCGCGTATTTGTTCTTGGTACTGGGGTGTAGCGAGGACCATCATGACCACGCGCACGTGCGACATTTTCAAACGCTTGCCCTCTTGAAATTTCACCTGGTCGCAGCGATACTGCGCAGCTATTCTCAGGGCCTTGCGCAGCGCGGAATACTGCATGATGGTGCCGTCAGGAGTCGACTTGAAATAGTCGTTGATGTAATTTGGATTAGTCGTGTTGGTCCGCACCCGTATGCAACTGCCATCCATGCCGGACTGAAAATAAAACTTAAACGTAAACGAGCCAAACGCGATGAATTCCACTTCTGGATACTCGTGCTTGATTTCGAGAAATGATTTGAGCTTTTCGCCTTTAGGGCTCGGCTTGGATTTGTGCCTCAGGAAAACTTGACCCGCTTTACCGGCTTTGAAGTATTCGATAAATACCGTCTCGGGTCTGGCGTCCAGTATTTCTATCAGTTCGTCCAGTGTTCCAGAATCGAGACGCCACACGGGAGCCGCGTTCTGGCGACCCGGTCTAATTCTCCACACGTGGTCGCCGCGATCCTGGCTTATTTCACAAGACTCGTAGAGGTAGCGCTCTCGAATTATGTTGAGGCTGTTTATGTATCTTTCGTGCGGTATGTCGCGAGTAAAAAAGAAATTAGTGGCACCGGCATAGAAGAATTCTTCGACCTCTTTTTCCAAGAGCCCATTCTGAAAGAACTGCCTATACCCGTTCATAACCGCATTGTATAGGCATTGATTGCTATTTCTATGCGCAACCGGAGCGACCGGCTCGTGAACCTGGTTGCGTTGCCAGACATGAACGGCTAGTGTTGAGGGACGCGCACGAAGCACGACCTGCGCAAACACCGCGAAGCGACACAGCATCTAGGGAAAGAGTGGTACCCGTGACACAAGATTTGGTTTCCATCATGGCGCGCCGGTTCATCTGCCGACGAGACGCCAAAGCCATGCAGCGCCCCGACGGCACGTACTCCCCGGCGCGGCGCTACGAGGGCGACGCGAAGTTCGACCTGCCGTGGTCCATGAGCGACGTGACCGACCACCTGAACGGCAAACGGACGTACGGGCACTATTTGCTCGACGCCGAGTCCAAGGTGAAATTGTTCTGCCTCGACGTGGACCTGAATAAAGATCCCGGCACGTGGATGCAGCGTCCTGACCTGGCCCTGCTCGGTGATACGCATTACGAGCCGGAGGTCATCGAGCAGTGGTTCCTCGAAAACTCTCACGCCGTGCCGACGCCGAGCCCCCGCAACGACTGGCGTGACCGTTCTCATCCTGGCCGCGCGTGGTACAAAATGCAGCTCCGCACCCTAGCCGAGAAATTCTCCTCGCGTATCTCCTCCGAGCTGGGCATTCCGACCGCCTGCAGCTACACGGGGAACAAGGGAATCCACGTCTACGGCTTCACTGGCCATATCCCCGCCGCCGCTGCCCGCGCTGGCGCTGAAATGGTGCTGCGGTCTTTCGGCAGCTTCGAGCCCAAGGTCGGTGAGGATATTTTCTGGCACGACACCAACCTGGACCCCTCCGACGGCTACAGCAACTACACCATCGAGGTATTCCCGAAACAGGACGCCATCCCCGCAGGCGGGTACGGAAATCTCCTGCGCCTGCCGATGGGACGCAACCTCAAGAACCCCTCGGACCCGTGCTTTTTCATCGACCAGCGCCGCGAGCACACCACATTGGCTCCGCATCCCGACCCGGTTGCACTGCTCACCAATGGCAACCCCTGGAAGGACTGAGCCATGCTCACCATTGCCCTCTATGCCGGTTTGCTCGTTGTCGGATTCCTGATCGGCAAAGCGGTGAGGAAGTACATGTACGGCGAGATTGGCTCCGACAAGATCGGCGATTTCGCTCGCCAGCCGCGTCGCATGAAAAAGGCTCCCCAGCCCACGCAGGCCGAAATCGACGCGCGCGAGACTGAGGTCAATATCGCTCTGACACTGAGCGGCAACCTCTACAAAAAAGAGGACTTGGACTTCCTGCACAGGGTTGGCGGTCTCGATTGGGCCGCGCCGACGCCGGTCAATCTCACCAAGAACGAGGCGCAGAAAAGTGTCGCAAAAGCCAAGTACTTCATCAAGCTCAATAAACTGCACATGGGGGTCGCGCCCGGTGACTGCGACTGCGCTTGGACTCTCGGCGGGATAATCGACTGGTACAACCCCGAGTGCGAATCCCACGGTCACCTGGCGATGCGGCCCAAGAAAAAGAGCAAGCACCTTGAGCAGTACGACGATTTCATGCTGGGGTGCACTTGCACTAAGTGCGTAGATTCCGACAATCCTGGATGCAGTTTCGGGTGCCCTGCGTGCCATGACGAGGAGTACCAGCGAAAGCTGAACGAGCACGAAGAGGGGCGTCGCAAAAAGACAAAGGCTAAGCCCAACCGGCGACTGATTCGGGACGTGACGGCGTGAAAAACGGCAACTGGAAGTACGGCGGCGTCGGTTCGTACAAACGCGACGGCTCCCTGCCGCAGAAACAGGACTATTTCGATATAGGTCAATTCAACCTGTCCGATGACGCACTCGAAGCGTTGAGCGTTCCTCTCAATCCGCACATGGACGTCACGTCGGACCTGGAATTCGATATTGCCGCGAAAACCAGTCCGCTCAAAGATTTGCTGCCGCCGCCGCATACGTTAGTTCATGTTGACATTGTCGGGGACAGCATTATCTCGGGCCACTGGGAGAACCGGGGCATCATGCAAATTGTTCCGTGCACGTTCTCGGATTACAAGGACGCTGAGCCGGACCCCGTTGCAGATATCGAGGCGATGATTAAGTCCTACACAAATTACCTTCCCGCTCCTCAGGAAATGACAGTTACGGCCTCGTTCAAGGGTGAACCGGTCGACATGTCAGGCGTCATGGAAATGCTGTTCAACACTCGTCGAGGCGCAACGGCTCTTCCTGACGAGAGGTACGCATTCGAGTACAAAACTGCACCGGCTCCTAAGTATCCCGTCGAAGAGTCGAGGATGAAATGAACACAGTCGCGGACAGTCAGATCGAATGCGCCCGCTGTGGCAACCTACGCGACCCCGGCGATTTTTACGCACGCCTCGGGCGTCGGCACAAGGAATGTAAAGAGTGCTCGCGCGCCATCGCACGGGAGAATCGCCGCGCCCGCCTCGAAGGCCGGGTGCCGCAACCGGCCACCGCTGGGCCGACCGGGGTCTACAAGCTGTGCGTCAATTGCCAAGAGGACAAGGACACCTCTGAATTCCACGTGAACGCGGCGAACGCGGACGGGCTGCATAGTTACTGCAAATCGTGCCGCTCGGAGCTGTGGGAGGCGTACTCAGCGCAAAGGAAAGCCAATGCTTAGCCCCGTCGGTGACCAGTTCGCGAATTACCGCAGCGGCGAGTGGTTGGCTCTGAACATTCCCAGCGTAAGCGATCCTCTAGCGCTTTCATTCACCCTCGTAGAATGCGTATGCAGCGTCGGTAAATCATCTACAGGAGCGCTGCAGGATGCGATTGTGCACCCCGAGTGCGAGGTCCACTGCAAGTTTGCCATCACTCCCGCGTCGTACCCGATAGACGTGACGGTGATGAAATGACGCGAGGATGGACATTTCCGCTGAATACGCCCGTCGGTGATCCGGAAAACTGCATGGGCTTCGATGCCGACGACTGCCGCTGCCAACCGGTGCTGGGGCGACCTGACACGTTCATCGTGTGCAACTGCCCTCGTCACTACGATTTGTACGTGCCGCCGCTGGAAAGCGGTGCGCCCCTGAAACCGGTTCAGCTCACCGTCGGCGCACACTATTACGAAAACTCGTTGCGCGATCACGTTCCAGGTTTTATGCATTCTCGCTGCCACTGCGAAAACATAGGACCGGGACGAACGGACCTGGACGGCGATGTATTTCTCGTCGTCGCTCGCTGCCCGATGCACGACCCGGCAGGCGATACCGATTACAAAGGCAAGCTGTACCCAGTGACTCGGACGGTAATGAAATGACAGTGCTCAAACGCGAATGGCTTGCCGACCGCGAATACTCGGACGAATTCAACCGCGAGGTGTCCACAAGATTCTTCACAGTCCGGTGGACGTGTGACGATCCGAAAGACCCTTACGTTCTCGTCCCCAGCAGGCCCCCTATGTGCTCGTGCGAGCGTGGACCTGTAATTACCCGGCATATAGGTCTCGGCGGGGACAAACAATACGTGTTCGACCAGGCCATTCGATACGACGTCGAGGGCGCGCTCTGCCCGATGCCTGAACATATGGAACTGCACGACCAGTTCGTGGAATGGAGCGTCCACTCCAAGTTCCCGCACGGCAAACCGTTTCCGGTGACTGCGTCGGTGATGAAATGAGCGCCCGGTGGACGTCGATATGGAAAGTCGGCGAACGGCACATGCAGCAATTGGGCATGGGATTCACCAGCGAGGGGTGTAAGTGCCTGAAAGTCACAATGTATGACGGTGCCGGGGTCCAGTTGACCGACAGGATGGTCAAGAAAATCGGCCAGGTCTACGAGATTGTCGACGGCTGCCCCGTCCACCCGGTGCGTGACCCACGTAAATACCCGATCAAAGCGACGAGGATGCGATGAAACTCATCCTCGAAGGCGAGCGCAAGGAACAATTCTGCGACTGCGTGGAAATCTGGAACATACGGCACGATCTGTCCAAAGGTGAATACGTCGGAGTCGAGGTCGTACGCGACTGCGAAGTGCACAGAAGACTGCTAGTCGGGTACAAATGGCAGCCCAATTCGGGGTGCGACTGCGTCTACACTCGAAAAAGCCCAGGCATAGTGCTGATAGAAAAATCGCTGTGCAAGATGCACCGTCCCCGGCCTCCTGTAGTAAAGCTGCCCATCGAACGGTCGGTGATGAAATGAGGCTCATCCTCGAAGGCAGGCTCAAGCCCGCCATGTGCTCGTGCACGTGGGTCCGAGACGATATCAACGACCTCAACCGGAACACCGGAATTGCGGTGGCACGTAGCTGCCCGGCACATGGACACATGCTCGACGGATATATGTGGCATCCCGCGCTTCGCTGCGACTGCATCGTCACCAAGCTCAAAAATGGCGGTGGCACTCAGGACAAAAGTAAATGCAAGATGCACCGCCCGCCGCCCAGCCTGCCTATTGAACCGTCGGTGATGAAATGATTGACGTCACCAAGATAGAGACAATAGACCCGTGGGAGACCGTCTTTATTTTCACTCTCGACACGGTGGAAGAGCTGGCATTAGTCAAAAAATCCAATACGCTCAAGTGCTCCTGCAAATGGGACGCTAATTACAAAAAAGACGTAGACAAAGTCGTCGTCAGGCAGCGATGGGACCGACGGTGCTCGGAGCATCCTCGCGGCGTCAATATCGCCCTCTACCAGAGCCCCGATATTGAAATGGCAGACTTTCGACTGGGGCCGAAATACCCCATCACGGAATCGGTGATGAAATGATGATCCTCTGGCTCAACGGCTGGACCGGCGAAGAGGGGTGCATGTGCGCCGAACGCGTTTCATGGAAAAGCGTCAACAATCGTGTAGTCATTGGGCTCAACGTCTACAAGAATTGTCCCGTCCACGCCAAGGACCGTCGGCGGTATTCGCTCAATCCTGACAAGTGCGAATGCAGGGTTGTCGTCGACAAGAACTTGGGATACTCGCACCCGGTGTACTACGACATAGAAAAGTGCGCTGAACACAAGAGCATGAGTGCGCATTCGCCGTCAAAACGTTGCACTTGCGAGTGGGGATTCGAGCATCATGGACCGGGGCTCGACGAACCGATGATTCACGAACTGGACCCGTTCTGTTTCGAGCATTCGCATTACCCATTCGATAGGGCGTACATGAAATGAAGTGGGAATCACCCAGCGAAACTCTGGGAGCATTCGTCGACCGGTTCGTGGGCAAGCCGTATTCATACGCAGACCCAAACGACACGCAGGATGACTACATTCTGGCCGGGGACAAGGACGCTCCTGAGGGTGAGGCATTCCCGGTAACGCCGTCGGTGATGAAATGACCGCCCGCACGTACATGTGGAAATACGACTACGTGGTGGGCGAAGAGGCCGGACCTCAGCTCAGGGTGGAATTTCGATTCCCAGACTTTAGTACTGCAATAAGGTCCGGTGCGGGAGAGAGGGATTATCCGTGCACCTGCACCTCTTACACAAAAGAGGTCAAAGGCACTCCCGGCTACGTCGAATGTATCCACTACCTGCTCAACACAGATAATTACTCGCGGTGCCGCACGCACAGGTGGATATACGAGATGTGCACAGAAAAAATCAAGTACCCCATAGCCGAGTCGGTGATGAAATGAGGACCGCCACCCGGTACCAGCTTATCGACGTCGAGGACGCCTCGAATCGAATTACGCAAGAGCTGTGCGTGGACTGGACTTTTGACAGCCAGCATGACTACGGGGAGGTTTTTGACAGCAACCCGCACTGCCGATGTGGGACCGGCAGCTACGATATACACCCCGACAATACAATAACCGTTTCTCACTTCCTGCCCTGGACCGACAATCACTGCGAGGAGCACTCATGGGTCTATCGCGCCTACCACGACCACGTCACGGCGTCACTCGATTCCATGAAAAGGGCCTCCCTGCCGCGTTCACAAAGGTTCCCAGTCGACGTGACGGTGATGAAATGAGACGCGGCAGCAAGAAATACAATCAAGAAATGGCGCAGATGGAATTCATGAAAGCCATCGACGAGCACATGGACGTCGCCGCGAAAGCACTTGAGTCGTATGGCGACGCGCTGCGCTCTCTGTCTGATAGCGTGGGACGTCTCGCTGCCAAAGAGCGCCGTCGCCGAAGCTACCCGGTTCAGCGTTCGGTGATGAAATGAAGGTGCAGACCACGTCTATCACTCAAGAGCTGAATAAGCCGTCAACGTACCAGGCGCTTATTGAATTCGACTCGGTAGACGAATGCAGAAGATTCGAGTCTGAGTGCACCGGATACTGTCGAAGGAACTTTTCTAACGACGGCAATCTAATTACAGCCGAGTTCGTCATTCACCCCATGCAATGCGTATGGCACGCTGCATGGTTTATTCATCGAGACGACTGGGACTCAGACCCCGAGCCCGCGAAACCCAACTTTCCCGTTACCCCTACGGAAATGAAGTGACAATGACTGCACCTGACAATTACGTCGAGGCAGACGCCTCGTGGCTGGATCGGCTCGCCGCCGCAGAAGCCAAGTACCCCAAGCCTCAAGCCCCGGCACCTCAGGTACCCGAGAATAAAGAGGATTCCACGCCGAATCCCCTCGGCTACGATGACAGCGTCAAAAGAGCGCTAAAAGCGATGCCGATGCTCGATTACTACCGCACGCATTTCAAACCAGCCGCCGAGCGACCTCTCGCGGGCTCGGAAATCAACGTGTCGTGCTTCAATCACGTGTTTCACGGCAACGGCGACCTGCACCCGCAATTCAATATCAACCAGAGCCTCAACACGTACATTTGCCACGCCTGCAAGATAAAAGGCGACATAATTGACCTTATCGCCAACGTCTACGGCCTCGCGGACAGCAGTTTGCGGTGCCCGAGCGAGCATGTCGACGAGGTAATTCGCCGCGCGGGCGCGGAATATCTCGGTGCGGAGAGCTACATTTCGGCCACCGGGGTAAGGATGATGATGCTACCCGACGCGAATCCGGCCACCGCAGACGAGGAATTCGACCGAGTAGAGGGTTTTCCGACGTTCAATATGGGGAGTGGTGCCGCCCCTTTCGTCGCGCCGAGTCTCGATTTGCCACCCCAAGAGACCTCGGAACCGATCATTACGGGGCCAATTCCACAGCTTGACTGGCGAAATGTGCTCGATCCGGCCGGTTTTGCGTACGCGTACATGGAATATGCGTGCCAAGACGACTCAATCGAGGAATTTCACCTCTATAACTCGTTTCTAGCGCTCGGAATGGTCGCAGGACGCGAATTACGGCTCCGAGACGGCCGTCCGGTGCACGGAAACGCGTTTATTTGCGATATGGGGCCGTCAGGAAGCGGAAAGTCCTCAGCAGCACGCATATTGACCGAAATGCTTAGGCAGGCCGTTCCGTACCACAAATCGAGCGCCACGGGCGTCAAGCTCCCTGTGGAGGTGGGCTCGGGCGAGGTATTGGTGGACTCGTTCAAGGAAAAATTCGTCACCCCACCGGACCCGACGCAGGGTAGAAACAAGCCCATCGTGTCCTATTTGGACAATGTGACGGCGCTTTTGAACTTTGACGAGCTTGCCTCGCTGATGAATCGCATCATGCGGCAGGGAAATACCATCGAGACGGTGCTGCAGTCCATTTACGACTGCCAGACCTCCATCGGCACAGCCTCCCGTACCCACGGCGAGGTCGAGGCGCTGAATCCATACGGCTCGATGCTGACCACGTCCCAGCCGTCCCGCATCGCAGACCTGGTGAAAAAGGAACAGGTGTCGTCGGGATTCGCCAACCGCATCATCTACGTGTTCGGGCAGGAAAAGCGGCAGTCGGCCTTTACCCCGACGCTCCCGCCGTTGCGCCACCTATCCGACCGCCTCAAGGATATTGCTGCGTGGGCGCAGAAAGTCCGCAACACGCTCCACTACATCGAATGGGACGACGACGCCAAGGCGCGCTACGAGCAATTCCATTACAGCATCGTTAACCCGACAATTCAGTCCGATCCGAACCGCGACCTCATTAACCGCATGAGCCTGTCGATGAAAAAGCACGTCCTCTGGCTCTGCATGGACGTTCAGGCTCCCCGCGTCACAATCGATATCGTCGAGCGCGCGATCCTGTTCTGGGATTACCTCTACGCGTCGTACAAGGCGGTCGCCGGTCACATGATGACGACCGAGCTGGGAGAGAAAGAGGAAGAGGTGCTGTCGGCAATTCAGCGCTCATTCGACACGAAGGGTAAATGGCCGACCAAGAGCGAGCTGCGAAGAAATCACCTGAACCCAGCGAAGTGGCCGCGACAGGAACTCGACCTCATGCTGAAAAATCTCATGATGAACGGGCACGTCGCTGGAATGCCGCCAGAACCGGGCAAGGGAAATAGGCAGGAAAGGATCTCGATTCCGAGCGAATAGCCCAGCCAGCAGGAGCCGTCTGATTTCGTATCAGGCGGCTTTTTTGCTGGGTGTACCAGTCTTTGTATTGCTAAACTTGCGAACGCGCAAGTGGAATCACAAGTTTGTTCCTAAGTTAAAAAACGCTCTGACCTGCAGAAATGGCAATACTCGTAATACTCGTGGACGTTTCCGGCACAGAAAGAAACTCGGGTAAAAAACACCCCTCCCCTAAAGCCAAATTGGAATCCTCTTAACTGGAAAAATTCTCGGATCGTTCGCAAGTAATCAGAATCGAGAGTCAGAAACTAGCTCTGACCTGGGGATATACGTAGTATATAAACTTGTATATAACTTATGAATAACCTATGAATCACTTGCGAATCACTTGTGGGCACTCTGGATCGACGTTTCAGGGATCGGTGGGTAATTGGTCGGGGTACGACGATCCGTAAGAATTAGAACGTCGAGGTACGGGCTAATTTCTCCTTATGTCTGGCAACTATGTAATAGGAAAACTGGTACGTGAAAAAAGGGGTAGGAGAGACGCGGAGCGCCGGGGGGCGTCGCGGAAAAAGTGATCCCACCCCCGACGACGCTCGTGCCGACGCTCGTGGCCTCGATTACCGGCACCCGTGCAGGTGAGGGCAATACGCGCGCCGCTGGCGAGGTGCCGGTAACTAGGGTTACCGGCACGAGCCCCCCGAATTCGCCCCCACGAGCCCTCGTGCCGATTGCTGCCCTCGTGCCAGCCCCTCGAC